ATTGGCACCTACTCTAACAACGGCTTGATGGCTGGTGTGATGGGTATCATCAATACCAATACCCTGTCTGGCGATGCTGCTGTTATGGCTTTCATGGACGGCGACTCTGGTGTAACTACCGCTCGTTGCGCCTTCGGTGTTGCAATGGCTCAGACCACAGCTGGTTCTGGTTTTGAGTACGGTATTGACCTGAAGATGCAAGACCCAGTTCTTGATGGTGGTGGCCCTTCGGGCGTCATTCCTTACACCAAAGCCAACATCCGCATGGAAGATGATGTTGTGGTTATGGTTAACACGGGCGCTCCTGTTGACGGTACAACGGGCGACAACTTTGCTGGCCCCGGCTCCATGTACATTGACAGCACCGCCGGAAACTTGTATCTCCAGACAGCGGTAATTACCAGCCCAGTTTGGAAATTGGTTACTCGCGCTGCTTAATGTTGACTCATAAAGACCCAGAGGTCCAAGCCATGCTTGGGCTTCTGGAAAGCCAAAGAGATCACGCTATGGGACTTGTAGCAGCAATGGCAAAGGAAAATGCGGAGTTAAAAGCTCGCATGGCGGAAGCAAAAGAACCGGAGCAACAACATGACGATGCAATATGACGTAAAGTCGTATCACAACACAGTATCAGGCGTGGCTGTTCCATATCGCACGCGTCTTAAAGGGATGGTAATTTCCCCTTCGGCTACTTCTACGCTGAACGTTACATTTGCCAACAACGTTCCAGAAGCAGCAACATACAACATCCCCGGGACTACTGTTTGTACAGTAACCTATGCTGGGCACGGATTGGCTGTAGGCGATAGAGTTGTACTTAACTTTACAACTGGAACAGCGGTTCCGGACACTTATACCGTTGTGACTGTCCCCACTCCCAGCACGTTTACTGTGACTACAGCCGTGTTAACCACCAGCGGTAATGTGACAATGTACCAAGATGTATTGGTTGAAGTTGATTGCGCTACGGGAACAGCGTTTTATACTCTGATCCCCGGCGAAGGCGTATTAGCCTCTGTAGGAATTTATACGTTCCTCCCGTCTGCCACGGTAACAACGACCATATTTTACGGATAGGACTGCATCATGACAATGCAATATGACGTTAAGTCCTACCATGTAACAACGTCTAAGACGGTGACTTCCAGTGCCGTGCGGCTTAAATCTATTACGGTGTCCCCCGCTACGGCGTCTTTGCGCAGTTCGGCTGTTGCTGACCCCACAGTTTTTAAGACAGGCACGTACGCAAGACTTGCGGCAAGCACTACAGTTACCGTCACTATTACAGCGCACGGGTTAGAGACAGGTGATAGAGTTTTTATGGACTTTACTACCGGTACGGCAGTGGACGGTGTCTATGCAATCACTAAGACCAACGCCAACGTCTTTACGGTGACGACTGCGGCAAGCACTGCAACTAGCGGAGCCATAACGTTTTATAGTAGTATCTTATTAGAGCTTGACACATACAACGTTATTGGTTTGCCGGTGTTAATTCCCGGTGAAGGCATATACTGCAAAAATGGTATGTTTGTGGGTGTTGGCGGTTCTGTAACAGCAACGGTGTTTTATGGCTAAGTCACCAGCATGGACACGCAAAGAAGGCAAGTCCGAAAAGGGTGGCTTGAATGCCAAGGGACGGGCCTCGTACAACGCGGCCAACCCCGGGAAACCCGGACTGAAAGCACCTCAACCCGAGGGCGGCTCACGGCGCGACTCCTTCTGTGCAAGGATGAGTGGCATGAAAAAGAAATTGACAAGCGAGAAGACAGCCAACGATCCGGATTCAAGGATCAATAAGTCTTTGAGGGCATGGAACTGTAAGGATGGTGGCTATGTAACTGCGGCTGATGGCTGCGCTACAAAAGGCAAGACAAAGGGGCGGATGATATGACTCAGCATGACACAGCTAAAGCAGTTGCAGATGGCGCAGCAGTCTTAACAACTGTTGGCGTTATGGCTACGTGGCTCCCGCCTTTGGCTTCTCTGTTCACGATCATTTACCTCGGTCTTCGTATCTGGGAGTCCGACACTGTTCGTGAAATGACTAAACGCAAGAAGGCTTCAAATGCCATCGACGAGTAAAAAGCAACACAATTTCATGGCTGCGGTGGCTAACAACCCAGCGTTTGCTAAGAAAGCAGGCGTCCCACAATCCGTGGGCAAAGAATTCTCCAACGCGGACAAGAGCCGCAAATTCAAAGAAGGTGGCGACATGGCTGAATCTAAAGCGATGGTTAAAAAAGAAGTTTCATTCATGAAGAAAAAAGGCGCTCCTGCGTCTATGATTAAACATGAAAAGGCTGAAGCCGATATGAAAAAAGGCGGCATGCCTATGAAAATGAAAGACGGCAAAAAAGTGCCTATTTTTATGGCTAAAGGTGGCGGTATCGAGTCTAAGGGTAAAACCAAAGGCAAGATGGTCAAGATGAACATGGGCGGCAAAGCCTGCTGATCTAAGGAGAATATTATGGCTGGTTTAAAAGATGATGCGTACAGGGCAGAGAAACAGGCAGAAATTGCGGAGCGAAAAGCAGCCGCAGATGCCGCAAAACAAGCTAGAGACGATGCCAAAGCTAAAGCTGTTTATGAACAATCTGTAAAAAAATATGAACGGGAACAAAAACTTAACCCTGATGGATTAAGCAAGAGTCTTACAAAAGGTCTTGATAATGTAGGGGATGTTATGCGTTCTGTTGGCAAAACTTTTGGTTCAAACAGAATGACGAGCATGGACGACAACGCGCAAATGCAAGCTCGTAAAGATGTTAAAGGGTATAAGTCTGGCGGCATGACTGCTTCTAGCCGTGCCGACGGCATCGCTCAGCGTGGTAAGACACGCGGAAAGATGTGCTAAGTCATGAGCGACACACCGCGCATGAAGCCTGCTAAAAAGATATACGAGGACATGCTCAATGAGCCAACTCGTCCGTCTACAGGGCACACATCCAAAGCCATGGACATGGCCGACAAGATGTTTGCTCCTGTCAAAAAGGCCAAAGGCGGCGTGACTCGTGCAGACGGTTGTGTGACCAAAGGTCACACTAAAGGAAAGATGGTGTAATTATGGCTAAGATTTCAGATGTTTTGGCATCAGGTGTTGGCGGCATTTTGCCTATGCTAATGGCAAAAGAGTACAACAAAAACGCTGCTGAAAAAGTTGCCACTGCAGCCGATGAGGCGCGTCAACAAGCCGCCGCCGCTTCTGCGCAAGGCCAGCCCATGAAAAAAGGCGGCATGACTGCTTCTAGGCGTGCAGACGGTATTGCCCAGCGTGGTAAGACCAAAGGCAGGATGATCTAACATGATGGCCAGTCGCGGTATGGGGGACATCAACCCCTCTAAAATGCCCGGCGGCAAGCGTAAAGCTCGCCGTGATGACACCGACTTTACGCAGTACGCTGAAGGTGGTAAAACAAAATCCAAGGTAAACGCGGCGGGTAATTACACCAAGCCCGGTTTACGTAAACGAATTTTTAACAGCGTCAAAGCTGCAGCGATTGTAGGTACTGGCGCAGGTCAGTGGAGTGCGAGAAAAGCACAAGTCATGGCTAAACGCTATAAAGCCGCAGGCGGTGGGTATCGTGATTAAAAAGCCGCAGCAATCCCTAAAGGACTGGGGCGACCAAAAATGGAGAACCAAAAGTGGTAAAAAATCTTCTGACACGGGTGAGCGATACCTTCCTAGTGCTGCGATTAAAAATCTCAGCCCTGCTGAGTACGCTGCGACAACGCGTGCGAAACGTGCTGGCAAAAAAGCCGGACAACAATTCGTAAAGCAACCTAAAACGATTGCAAAGAAAACGGCAGGGTTCAGATGACAACTTCAGGCGTCGCAAACTTCAACCTCGACTTGACGGAAATTGTTGAGGAAGCGTTCGAGCGTAACGGCGCAGAGTTGCGTACGGGCTACGATTTGAAAACGGCTCGCCGTTCGTTGAACTTGTTGTTCGCGGACTGGTCAAATCGCGGCATCAATATGTGGACGTTTGAGCAAGGCACGATACCGCTTGTGCCCGGCCAGAACACGTATGCCCTGCCAAATGACACAGTTGATTTGCTTGAGCATGTTATTCGTACGGGTTCAAACACAGCTTCGACACAGGCTGACCTAACAATTACGCGTATTAGTGTTTCTACCTACGCCACCATTCCTAACAAGATTCAACAAGCTAGACCTATTCAGGTCTGGATTCAGCGC